TTATATGAACATGTCAGGTTGTTTTTCTTTAATTATCCTATCCTGCACACGCTTAACAATCTTCCTTAAAGCATTCTCAGTCAGATTATAACGACGCCCAAGTTCGCCCCAATTGCGACCGTTGAAACTGTTATAAATATCAAGGTCACGTTGAGCAATCTTATATCTGTAATCTTTAGGAAAGCATATAACTTGCCCGGCATATTCTTCACTTAAACAGTTGGCAACGCTGACGCCAATCTGCTCACAAATGTCCTGCCCTAAGTTGTAATTTTTACATAGCGCAATCACCAACAATTCGATTTCTTCCAGCAATTCGTGCCGGCGGATTTGCATTAGCGACTCTTTCATAAATTACCCCTTAATCATTCGTTTTTGCCACTGTTTAAGGCGTTCCAATACAATCGACGCCTGCTCATTGTTGAGCCAATTCACGAATGGAATCGGCTCGCCTTGTGCATTTTTAGCGATATTTTTAACGAACGCATTCAAACCGTCCTCACTGCGGTCGCGGATAATGCCGGCGTCCGCCATTTCGATCCATTTCGCGCGGATCTTTTTAACGATATTGCTACTCACTGGGGCGGAACTTGGCGGCGACTTGCGTTTACCATCTTTAAAACGTCCTCCGGAAACCTGAAAACCGCGTTTTTTCATGGCGTCGACGACCTTGTTTAACTCAATCAAATTCATCTGCGTGCAGCTATCTTTGCCCACTGTATTAACAAGAAAAAGGCGATACACCTCTTTATCCATCTGTAACTTACTTTTCCCGATATGAATAAGTTGAATTAACTGCTTTCTTCTTGCTTCTTTTTGTTCCATTTTTGTCCTCTCCGTCATATGACTAAGCCTTCTCTCGCGAGAAGGCTGAATAATATGTTAGATTTTAAGAATGAAGCCTATTCTAATGGCGGTTGTGGCAGTGGTTGCCAGTGCGATACTGTCATTGCCGACCCGATATCTATATCGTCATTTTCCCAATAACACATATATCCATTTTCATATTCATTGACTGGCACATACTCTTTTACATACCACCCAAGCCCTACACGACCTTCGTCGCCACGTATATGACTATCGAGGTCGTATTCTTTGAAAAAAATCAAAACTAGATCTTTTCTATCCAACCCATCATCCATATCTTTAGGAGCGGGCAACCGCTCCGAACACTTAATCCATCCATTGTTTTCACTCATTTTCTATTTCCCCTGCAACATTAAAAATTCACTTTGTTTGATTTCCGTTAAACAATCAGGAATTACCGGAAAGTCATCCCCACCAAAGCCCTCTGATTTAACCGGTATTGACACAATGAAGTGTCCACTTGCAACACCACATACGGACACATAGCCAGTGCGCTCTCCAAGTACCCAGCAAGCTAGTTTTAGTTTTCTAAGCATAAAATCATTAAAACTTGGGTATGTCATAAGTATTTGTCTAATGGCTTGGATTTTGGCGTTAAACGCCTTGCCGGCTTTGGTGCGTTTGTTGCCGGTAATATTCACTTTCTCACCGGCAAGTATTTCAAATTTATAGGTTTTATCCTCTTTGATTTTGGCAAATTCAGGATTATCTAAATCGCAAACAATGCCCCATATACTATTTTCGTCACCTAGCCAACACTCATAAAAAGGGATAGTTGCAAAAATAGCATCCAACTTTTCGTCTCTTTGTTCGCCTTCTGATCGCCATTTTTGGTCTAGCGATTTCACCGGCTCAACATTTAATGCACATTTAAAATATCTAAATTCAGGTTTCATATTTGCTCCTTTAATAAGTGGGATATTGGCTTCTTAAAATCCGATAACAATTTGTCTTTAACTCAAAAACACTTCTCGGCAGAGCGTTAATAGGTAAGGTTTTACATGCTTTTCCGGTTGCATCCATTCCATATGGCACACCGATAGCTCGCCAACATCGTGCGGCTTGTACCGCTGCGTCTTTAATTACCCCTGAGTTAATCACAAAGCTATTTGGCCCAATGCGTTGTAACAAAATACCTTGCGCCATAAGCTTTTTAACCCGTCGTCTAAATTGAGTTTCGCTTAATCCGGAGCCGGCAATAAGTTGGCTTACGCTCAATATGGCAAAGTCTTCTGCCTTTTTCTCGGCTTGGTCGTCGCTATACGTGCCAACATTGCTACCGATATAAGTTACCAAGGTGCTTTGTGCGATGCGGTCTAATGTTTCATCCCAGATATATTTAAGGATATGTTCATCTAGCACTTTCATATTTACTCCTCAACCAATTCAACATCTTCAAATTTCACAACATACCCGCCTTGTCGTTCTGTTTTACCTTGTTGTATTCCTCTTGTTTATATCTTTTCATGTTGTTTTTTCCTTATTGCTCAAGTATCGGCGTAATTTCCCAGGCTACATGTTTCATTTCTCGGCTTGCGGTTTGTAACATCAGCAAGCACTCTTGTTCTTTGTCGTCAATCCACATTTCTCGCGCCATTTCCAACTGTTCGAGGATGTGCGCCAGTTGTTCGGTGACTTTGATTTTTTTTTCGCTCATTTTCAAAGCTCCGCAAGTTGCCCTTTGTATTTTTCCTCAAGCGACATCAATACTGCACGGTCTAACCAGTCTCTGTTTTTTTGGGTTTTGTATGCACGAATAATGGCTGACATTGATTTCTTTTCTTGCGGGGATAATTTGCCGGTTAGAATCAATTTTTCGGCGCGTTCCGCTTCATGTTTTTCCGGGTACCACATATCAGATCTCCTCCGTTTCAACTACATCATCAATTTCAGTAATTGTGTGCGGCATGGCGTTAACATCAATCTCATTTAAATCAAGTTTATTTAACGCTTCACTTATAGATTCCGCCTCCACGGTGACTTCAACCATGCAATAAAGGCGTGCTATATATTTCGGCATGTTGTCCTCCTAGTGTTGGGTTTTTGCCATTTTGTTGCAGTGTTCTGCGCGTGCGCAGCACCAGTTGTGTTCGTCTTAATTTTCAGTGGCAAGGCAGGCTTTTAACCAACCGCTGTAAGCGCGGGCATATTCGCCTGCCCGTTCCAAATGGGCGGCATCATTGCTTAACTTGCGATACATTTCTCGTCTTTCGTTGCTCATGTTTCCTCTCGGTTTGTATTGTTAAATTTATTTCTCAGCCCACTCCTTGAATGGGCTCTAAATCGGTTTACCAAAATTTGCTAATTATCACGATTAAAATCACGGAAAAGCAGAGGTAAAAGAAAAGCAGTGTTTGCAACATTTCATTCATGTTAATACCCGGCGTCGTCCAACAACCCTACAATCACCGTCAGCACGGCGCCGATGATAAGGTAGGTCAACGGGTTGGTGAGCATTACGCCGCCTCCTGTTCAAACGGGGTGATCACAAAGTCTTCTACGCCGCTAATCACTTTAATACCCGCAATGCCGGCGACCGCGCTTTTCTCGTTGAGAATGGCTTCCTTGTTGATTTCCTCTTTCACCCGGATAAAGCGTTCAAGCCCGTGAATACGTAAGTTTTGCAATACAGACTCCACCCCGGTGACTTTCACGCTCGGGCTGCGCACCCGCCAGGACACTTCGCCCGTCACCAAATTGGCGGTTTTGGTTTTCCCGCCGTTGGTGATTTGGTCACGATTTGCTTCGCTCCAATATTGCACCCCGTTAGAAAGGGTTTTAATGCGTTCTTGTAGCGGGGCAAATTTATCCTTGTAGCTTTCGGTGATTTCGGCGATCTTGTCGTTCATTTCCGCTTCCAGACGCGCCACTTCGCGGTTTAAGTCACCGATGGTTTTAATATCACCGGCAGCATCTTCGCGGGTTTGCGGTACATAAATTTGTGCAGTTGCTTTAACTCGGGTAGCTGATTTAGCCATATAAAAACTCCTTAATGAATAGTGATGTTGATGTCGTGTTTTAGAAACGAAAACATAATTCTGCATCCCGCAATCATGCATTCGGCCGTGCAGACAATGCTGTCGTCTCCTTCGTGGGTTTGCATTACCACCTCTGCCTTGCCTCGGGCAATCCAGCGTCGGGTTAATGCGTTGTGTCGTACGGTAATAATCGGCACGGTGGCCAAAAATACATGGCGTACGACTAAGCCGATTCGGTTGCACTCCATTACGGCTTTTTCGGCTAAATTAAGCTGGCTTAAAGCGTGCATCGTGGCCAAACTTAACGGCTTTTGCACCTTGGCTTTCGTTTTAGGTGCTTTGTTCGGTTTTGCGGTCATCTCAAACCCCTTTGATGACATCGGCGCTGACTAACGGCGCACCCAGTTCGGCGGCAAGATTCATCGCGCCGGTGATAAGGTTGCCCACCGCGAGTGGGTATAACAGGCTGTGTTGGGTTTTTGCCCGGCTATTAGTCATCACTAAGCGGTTGCGTAACGCGTCCAACGCGTCACGCTCGAAAATATCGGCAGTTTTGCGACCCACCGCTTTCAACCGCCACGCCACGTATTCTTCGAGGCAGTTATCCAACGGCGCAAGCTCGACAATTTCGCAACGTTGCACCACTTCGCGCACCTCAAAGTTGCGTTCAGAGAGTTTTTGTTTAAGTTCCGGTTGGCCGATTAACACAATGGAAAGCAACTTCTTAAACCCGTCTTCCAACTCAAAAAAGCGTTTCAAATGTTTAAGTGTTGGTACAGGCAGGCTGTGGGCTTCTTCGATGATTAAAATGTGCTGATTGCCCGCGCGCGCACTGTCTTTTAATACGCGGTGTAACTGGCGGAAACGGGCTTCCGGTGAGCGCTTCACGTTTTCCAGCGGCGCCAGGGTGTTGATAATGCTTTCCGCGATGTGTGCGGCTTTTAATGTTTTGCCTTTGAGATCGTTGTCTTCCATGGCGATGATATACGGCTCAATTACAATCACGGGTAAGCCGTCGTGATTAATGCGCTCAATCAAATCACGGCGCAAGGTGGATTTGCCGGCACCGCTTTCGCCGACCACCGCCATAAACCCGCCGAAACGTGCGGTTTGAAACAGCGCTTCGCGCACATAACGCACATCGGGGGAAGAAAACACTTCCTCTGCCGACCGCACTTCGTCCGTGAACGGGTTGTTAAATAATGAAAAATGTTTTTTGGTGGCTGGAAATAAAGCCTGTTTTGCGAGTAACATAGTGTCTTCCTCTGTTGTTATTGACTGCTCGTCAAGGTTAGGGGAATCCTCCGCAGGCGTTGCCGCGCCTGCGGAATCATCCGTTAAAAGCTCAGAAAGTGCGGTCGAAATCCCCAGTGTTTTTAACACCTCGGTCAACCGTGTTTTAAATTGCTCAGTGCCGGTTTTAATCATCAAGCCGTGGTTCACTAAATTGGTGATCACCGCCGGGGAAACTAGCAACAGCCTTGCCAGTTTGCGTTGAGAAATGCCTTTCTCTTCTAAAATTGCTTTAAGTTTCAACATAATGCCGTCCTTTTATGCGTTGACTAAACGCAATGGTTTCGCGGTTGCCGGTAAGTGATCTTGCGCAAGTAATGCTTCCAATTCCTGCTCGCTCATGCCGTTTGGATAACGCTGATTTAGCCATTTCATGGTGTCAGCCGTGTATTCATGGCCGAAACGGGCTTTAAGTCGTTTTGCCACCTCAATCGTGTTGAGAGGAGCAAGCTCAACCCGTTTGGCGTTGGCGGTTAATTCGTGCTCTTGTCCACGTTTCGGCATGAAATCCACATAATCGTGTTCTTTCACCACTTTGAATGGGTCAATGCGACCACCAAATAAAGGCGCTTTGGCTTTCTTGGCGGCTTTCACTTCGTCTTCCGTCTCGGCGTCATATGCGATGCGCTCTACGGTCTCTTTGTTATACTCAAACACGCTCTTATTGTGCGGTTTGTACTCTTCGCCGATAACCGCCGCGTCCACGCGGAACCCGTGGTCGTCGTATGCCACCGGCTCAACCACCGTCCAGTATTGTTGCCCTTCATCGTCCACTCGTTGCACCTGAATGCAGTCGGGACGGTAAGGGTTTTTACCAATAGTGATTTCCGTGCCCACCATGGCTTCGGTGATGTGGCGTACATCATAGGTTTTGGCGTCAAAGCTCACTGTTAATTCTGAGCTCACTTTGCGGGTGGTGAGTTTGGTCACCATCAATTCGCGGCAAATAGCAAGGCTTGGCGCCATTACTAATTGCTCGGCGGTAATCCCAAGCCAGGCTTGGTAGCGTGTTTTGTTGTGGCGTGTATGTACGGCAGTGCCGTTAAAATACGTCATCCAACGTCCCGCCAGTTGATTCAGCTCGGCCAACCCGCTTACTCGGGTGAAGCGCAAACCGCTCTCAAACTGACGCTCCACAATGTCGTTGCCTTTTTCCACTTGCCCTTTGGCACGTGGTTTACCCGGTGCGTTGACTTGCAATTTAATGCCGAGCTGATTGCACAAATGGGCGAACATAGCGGAGGTATTCGCCGAGCCTGGGTCAAGCATCACCATTTTCGGCACACCACAAAACGGATCTTTTGTATCGCGTTTTTGCATGGCATTAATAAAGCAGTTACATAGATTTTCTGCGCTTTCCCCGCCATACACATACTGCACAAAGATTACCCCGGAGGCATGGTCGGTAATCACATAACGCCACACCCGTTGGTTTTCCACTTTTTTAATGTTGGCCGGCTTGTTTTTATAGAATTCTTTTTCTTCCATAATGTTTAAGCCGTTGCCGCCGTCCGCTTGCTCTTTGAGGTAATACAACACACACAAAGACGGGTCGATTTGCCAACAATGATTCGGGTGTAAACTCTTCATGGCATTCACCGGTGCAGGGCGGGACAGTTGTTCCGGGTGTAGGTTGTAAGCGCGTAACGCGCGGCTAACCGCACTTTCTGAAAGCAACCGTACTTCTCCCGTGCTTTCATCGATGTATTCCGCCTTAATCTCGCCATTGGCGCGTAGCACCTCTAACACGCTTGCTAAGCTCGACATTACTTTATTGTGGACCCCGCGCCGACAAGCCAGCCAGTAAGCGGATATGGTTTGCGCTTCGTCCAGATCTAGCGCCACCGCGCCTTTATCACTGCGTTGTTTGCGCGCTTTTGGGGCGCATAGACTTTTAAGTTCGCGCATTAACGTGGCATGGCTAACATTGAGTAACTCACAGGCTTGCGCATACACCTCACCTTTTTTGCCATGTGGCGCATTGGCGGCTTGTTGCGCAATTTCGAGGAGTTTTTCAGGTAAAATCGCCATAACGTAAATCCTTATTGATTTTCACCATTTTTAATGGCGTTAAATTCCGCGCTGTAGTCTTTGCCTTCAAAACTTTCTCGCGCCCATTCAGGGCGGTTGTCACCGTCCGCCAAGCGTGGCAAATTAAAGGCGGTGCGCAACTCGTTAAGCACTAACTCAATCTCCGCAAGCGTACCCACCATAAATTGTTTATGGTCAATGCCGCTTTCTTGTGTGTGACTATCCAGCGTTTCAAAGGCTTTCCACACTTGCCCGCGCAAAATAGCTTCGGCGTTGTAAACCAATTGCGAGGTTTCTTTGCGCAACAAGCCGCCTTTTTCGTCCGGGTTTAATGTGTTGATGTGGTTTTTCTTTTTCTCCAATTCGATGTCGAGCTGATTAATGCGATCGTTTTTGTTTTTTAACACCTTGCTTTGCGCTTCATAGTTGGCATGGCTTTGTTTTAATTGTCCCTCTAAGATTTGTTTTTCTTGTGCGTGTTTTGCGGTCAATTCTTCGATTTTTTCCAACAATTCTTCTTTGTCGGCACTTTCGGAAAATTCGGCATCCACAATTTCGGCACGGGCATCTTCCGGCAATTTGCGAAGTTTGCGCAGGTCGCGGTAGCCTAAACCAAGGCGTTGAGAGGTTTCGAGGAAGGATTCGCCAAGAGTATTTAAATTAAGTAAGTCTTGATCGATTTTTTCGACACTGAACCCTAAAGCCTCGCAAAATTCTCTAAAAGTCGTAACCGTTACGAGTTTTCCTTGTGGGTTATAAATATCTAACCCCTTGTATTGTTTAGATTGTTTGATTTCATTGATTGCTTTTAAAGTCGTAACGGTTACGAGTTTCTGAGTAAAATCAAACGCTTTAATCATGCCGATAAGTTCGTGTGCTTGCGCTTTATCTTGAGTCATTTGCTTTGCCACAAGGGCTTCAGTTTCTTGTTGTTGTGCTAAAGTGAGATCTGTCATGGTTAGCATCCTTATCTATAAAGTGCAGTATTAATGCGTTGTTTGGCTTCTTCCGCCCGTTGAATATTGAACTCGATTTCCGCCATGTGTTTTGTGGCGATTTGGGCAAACAGTGGTGTGAAGGCAAAATCATTGGTCATCAATTTGTGAATAAACCCTTCTTCAATCAACACGGCTAACGCGCGACTGACATTTGTCGGGCTTTCCCCTGTGGCTTCGGCGATTTCTTTATTGCTCATGCCAAGGTAAGAGCGGTGTTGCATTGCTTTGATAATGCGTAAAACCCGCGCTGCATTATTGCTTTTCTCTTTGTTCATTTTTCACCTCTTTACTTCACAAAACGGACTGCAACGGCAAGCGGAATGCCGAACTCTTGTGCCAAGTCACGGGCATCACGGTTGCGCCCGTTGTTTTTGATGGCTTGGTTGTCGATGGCTTTTTTTACTTTGCCGGCGCGGTATTGGCTGGCTAAATATTTAATGTAGAGTTTGGTAAGTAGGCGTTTCATTTTGATCTCCTTAGGCGGTAAGGTTGTGTTGCGGTTGTTTTTTCATGCCAAGGGCAACGGCAGCAAGGTGGGCTTCTCCCCATGTGCCCTTGCCTTTGCCCCGTAAAATATCGGTCACGGTTTGTACTTTTAAGCCCATAGCGCGACACCATTCACTCCGGTTAATACCGTGGATGATGAAGTATTGATGGGCGCTTTCTACCGTTTGCGGGTATGGCAGTGGTTTAAGTTGATTTTGCTTTTTCATTGTGTTTCCTTGTGGTAAATTGTGGAATAAGTCATTCATTTCTAAACAGGAGCTAAACATGACGGAAGCTAAAAACATTGAACAACTAGATGTCGAAATTGCGGACTTAAAACAACAAGTAAAGGCGCTGGAAAATATCCTTTTTTTGGCGATCTCTTTGCTCTCAATAAGCGCTGGTGGCTCTCAGCTTTTAATTGACGGGTTAAATGAATTTTGGAATGAGGAAGAATCTCAACAAATACTCGACAAGGTTGAGAAATTGAAGAAACTTCTTGCGATTTTTGAACAGAGTCGCCAGCAAGCACTTTCTTCACTTCGTGGCGATGTTCACAAATAATTTGTAGAAACTTTTGTTCAAATTCAGTAAGCATAATTACGTTCCTTTTTTTTTTGTGGGTTGAATGGGTTCGTTTTATGTTGTTGTGGCTAATTATGTTATCTTAAAAGATAACTGTCAATAATTTTTTAAGATAATTTGAGGTTTTTATGTCTATTGGGCAACGATTAAAAGAAGAGCGTGAACGTATCGGGTTAAGTCAAGAACAATTGGGGTTTGTTGGCGGGGTAAAAAAACTGGCTCAATTTAGATATGAGAATGGAGATACATACCCGAATGCTCAGTATTTAACAGAAGTAGTGAAAATCGGAATCGATGTTAATTATGTTCTTTTCGGTGTGCGCTCAAACTCTGAATTAACGTTGGAAGAACAACAACTACTGGAAACATTTCGTGCGGCACCGCCTGTTATGCGCCAATTTATGCTTGGCGGGGCTGGTGCAGGCATGAAAATTGAAGGAAAAGGGAATAAACAACACAAGCAGGACACCGCCGGCACCATGGAAATTAAAGGCGATAACAATGTGCAAATTGCAGGGAGAGCCCGAAAGAGATAGATTCTAATTAGCTAACGACAAGGAGGAAAAAGCTATGAAGATGAAAATAACGGGGAATGGAAATACTCAGGTTTATCTTAAGCAACTCACGGTAATAGATAAAATCTTTGAGGCCATTGGGCAACAAGAAGTAAATGAGATAAATCTATCTGAATATTCGGAAAAACAACTTATTCGTGCGAGGCGAAAGTTAACCCGGGAACGGCTGAAAATATTGCTCGTTGCAATGACCCAGCGTGATATTACGCGGTTATTTATCGGATACATCATTTTTATGATATGCCTTCAGTTGTCCGGCAGCACATTTTCTTTGACTGATAGCAGTGCCATTTGGTTTTTTATTAGTGTCACTGCTATCTTTTTACTTTTTATCTTTTGGCTTAATTTTCTGAGCGCTAAGGTTAAGCTGGACACCAAGGCAATAGATATTCTATTTGCTCAAAACTGGCAACGGAAAGAGCTTATAAATGCCGAGTTACAGCGCCGTATGCATATCACATTCCTGCAAAAGTGCGGCATAAAAGACAATATTTTGGAATACATCGACAAAGAATAAATAAGAAACTAATAAAATAACCGGAGGAAACATGAAAAATCTAGAAAATATCATCATTGAAGAAATGGAAAAACACCATCCAAATCCTGTATCGGACGCCGAATTTTGGCAAAAACTTGAAGAAACCTACAGCGAGTTTGAATTAAATAATGTGGTGATGGGCTTGTATAAGCGCGGCGTAATTGGGTTTATGCCGTACCATAAAAAAGGCTCACCGACAGAACCACCGGCAAGCCCTTATAAAATCGTTTATCGCGCGATGACGCTTCGGAAACGCTAAATCATTCCTCTTCTTGCCCGGTAATTTGCGCAAAAAGTTCTTCTTGCTGGGCAAACACACCTTGCAGCATCACATCAACGCCAACCAATCTGCCGGCATTCCAGAAATGAAGAAATGAGGCAGAATCCCAATAAACGCTTTCAGGTGTAGCGACGATCCATTCCGCTTCAATTTCGCATTCTGCGATTTCCTCGGCGCTGGTCACATAAATAAACTCGCCATCAATAGGCTGTTCTTTGGCTTTTGCAGCGTAACCATAACGGTTACTGCTTTGATGCAAAGGAATCAGAAAAGCGTCGCCATAGTCTTCGGTGGTCACCAAACAATAGCCCGTCGGCGTAATAACAACCTTAACGATGTTGATTGATTTAAGTTTCATTGTTTTTCCTCGTTTTTCGTTATTCGGTAAAGGCGGCAGGTCGTAAGGCTTGCCGCGCGGGGTTAAATGCGCAAAAGGTTGATACATGACATTGTCAGATCCTTTTTCTGTGGTTTTTCGGTGTGCCTAGTTTGCCTGTCCGTGCATCAAAAATATTCTAAACGCGTCCAAAATACGCGCACTTCATAAATAGCTAAGCTAAAAACTCCAAACCACCCCATTTATCAAAACTAAGGAGTTTTTATGAAAGGTTTTTTTAACGCATTAAAGCATGGTCGCCTATTATCTTGGGTCATTTCCGCCCTGTGTTTACTTGCGATCATTGGTCTTATTTCACCTGCGCAGTTACCGGTAGTGTTGTATAAATTGGCCCTAGTGTCTATTGCATCCATTATCGGTTACCACCTCGACCGCGCCTTGTTTCCGTATTCGAGCCCCGGCAGTTATTTGCGTGAGCGTTGGAATAAACGCGAATCCAAGCTCGCCTTGCGCCCTGAAAATCAGCCGGAATATCCGATTTGCGACGGTTATTTGAACGTCTTTGCCATGGTGGTATTACGCCGTGCGCTCATTGTCGGTGCGGTTATTTTGGGCGTGACGTTAGGACTATAACTATGCGCGTTGTCCATCGCACCAATAAGTGCTTCAAATTTTGCGCCTATGCCTTTGTGGCGCTGTTGCTATCCTCGCTTTTATGCGTGCCGTTAGCCTTCAGCGCGCCGAATCAAGCAGCGCAATACCAACGCACCTTAACCCGCGAAAGCTACGCTGTATGGGGCTTAAATGCCCCAATCCCGGTGTTTGCCGCCCAAATCCATCAAGAATCGCAGTGGAAAACGACCGCACTTTCGCCCGTCGGTGCGCAAGGCTTGGCGCAGTTTATGCCAAAAACTGCTGACTGGATTTCGGCGTTTTATCCCGAACTTGCCGACAATCAGCCTTATAACCCCGACTGGGCATTGCGCGCCTTAGTGCGTTATAACCGTTACAACTATGAACAGATTAATGCGCGTACCGAATGCGACCGTATGGCCTTTATGTTGTCGGCATATAACGGGGGCTTGGGTTGGGTGCAACGTGATAAACGCAAAGCCAAGGCGCAAGGGCTTGACCCGCTGACCTACTGGCAAAGCGTGGAACTTGTCAACAGCGGGCGCAGCCGTGCGAATTTTGCCGAAAATCGGGGCTATCCACAGCGTATTATCTACCGCTGGCAACCGCTTTATATCAACTGGGGGATTCCGCAATGCTTATAAAAGGTTTAACCGCACTTTTTAAAACCGACATCGGCAGAGCCATTTTAAACGCCGTGCTGATTACGCTGTTTACTATTTGGAGTTGCTACCAAGCCTATGAGCGCGGTGTTGCCGATACCAAAGCCGCCTACGAACAAGTGGAAAAAACGGAAATTAAGGGACAGTTAGACCGTCTTGGGCGTGACATTATGGCCGCAACTATCGTCAGCCAAGCCACTATTGCCAAACTTGCCGATTACCAAACCGAAGGAGACCAAACAACCTATGAACTACAGCAAACCCTTACGAAAAACGGGCATAGCCGTCGCGATTGCCGCTATCCTGCTGACAGCCTGCACAAACTCGCCGAAGCCCGCGCCCGCGCAGCCAAAACCGCTACCACCGGCATTAGCGGTGCCGTGCCAAGCCCTGCCGCCACTCCCGCAAAACCACAGTGATGCGGTGTTAGTGGCGTTAAAGCAAATGTATGACCTTTACGGCATCTGTGCCGGGTTGCACGTGGATTTAATTAATTATGTGCAAAAGGGGGAGGAAAAATGACGGAAGTCAGCACATGGCAGGTGATCACCTTTTTTGTAAGCCTAGTCATTACCATCATCGGTATGTTGATTGGGTTTGGGAAAATTTTACTTGCTCAATTTGAATCCAAGCTCAACGAGAAATTTAAATTTACCGAAACCCAATATCAACAGCTCCACCAAGACATCAAAGAGGCGCGCAGACTCTCGGAGGCGGCCAATAACATCGTCATGGAACTAAAGATAAAAATGCCGGAGGACTATCAGCGACGCGAGGACGCTATCCGGAGCGAATCGGTAAACTCGGCGCGCTACGACGCCATTAATGAAAAGTTAGATAAGGTTATTTTAATGTATGGAAGAAGCTAACATGATCCAATTTGAAAAAAATAAACGCGAACACGTGCGCTGGTTGATTTTGTTGACGCTCGACCATGCACGGCCTATTGGAGCGCCGGAAAGCCTGATTTTAACCACCATCCAAAGCGTGCCAATGCAACTGACTGCCCTTGAATTACGCCGCGAAATGGATTATTTAGCCGGGCGCAAATTGATTGAGTTACTCGGACGCGATACCGCCCGCTGGCACGGCAAATTGACCTCAGAAGGCATTGATTTTGTCGAGTACACCAGCGAATCTATCAACGGCATTGCCCGCCCTGAAAAATACTGGTAAGGAGTCGCCATGCCGAAACGCTCAACCGTCAAACAACTGCCGCAAACCGTCAAAGATTGGCTGGACGCCGCCCTTGTTGAAAATAACTTTAGCGATTACAGCGCACTGGAAGAAGCCCTAAAAGCCCGAGGTTATGACATCTCACGCAGTGCGGTGCACCGCTACGGGCAAGCGTTGGAACGCCGTTTGGCGTCTGTGAAAGCCAGTACCGAAGCGGCGAAAATCATCTCAGACAACATCAGCAACGACAAAGGCACACAAAGCGACGCCATTTTGGAAATGATCCAAAGTGAAGTTTTTCATGCTTTGATGAATCTCGAAGAAATCAAGGAAGAAGACGACCCGATGAAACGCCTTGCCGCCTTGTCGTTTGTAGGGAAAAACATCAGCCCGCTGATTGGCGCCAGTATCAATCTGAAAAAATACCAAGCCGAAATCAAAGCCCGCGCCGAAGCCGCCGCTAAGGAAGTGGATACGTTGGTGAAAAAAGGTGGCTTGAGTGCCGATACGGCAGACCAAATCCGTCAGCAAATTTTAGGGATCACCGCATAATGGAAAACCTCACCGAAACCGCCCGCACGCCCGCCGTGTTGTTACCATATCAGCAAAAATGGTGCGCTGATACCACCGCCGTGAAAGTTTGCGAGAAGTCACGGCGTATCGGTCTATCTTGGGGCGAAGCCGCCGACACCGCACTTTTGGCGGCGTCTCAGCAAGGCATGGACTCTTGGTACATCGGCTACAACAAGGAGATGGCGCTGGAGTTTATCCGCGACTGCGGTAACTGGGCGAAAGCCTACGGATTGGCGGCGGGTGAAATAGAGGAAACCGAAGAAATCTTTAAGGAAGGCGACGAAGAAAAAGCGATTTTAGCCTACATCATCCGCTTTGCCAGTGGTTGGCGTATCACCGCGCTATCCTCCCGCCCCTCTAACTTACGGGGTAAACAAGGGCGCGTCATTATCGACGAAGCCGCGTTCCACGAGGATTTGGCAGAGCTTATGAAGGCGGCAATGGCGCTTTTGATGTGGGGCGGTCAGGTGCATATCATCAGCACCCACAATGGTGTGGATAATCCGTTTAATGAGCTAATAAGCGATGTTAAAGCGGGCAAAAAGCCCTACAGTCTGCACACTATCCCATTCGACGAAGCCATCCAAGACGGTCTTTATCGCCGCATTTGTCTGCGCTTGGGGCGCGAATGGACGCAGGAAGCCGAAGACGCTTGGGTGGCAGAAATCCGTGCGTCTTACGGTGATGCCGCCTCCGAAGAGTTAGATTGTATCCCACGTAACTCCGGTGGCGCGTGGCTTACCCGCGCACTCATTGAAAGCCGCATGAGCAAAGATACCCCGCTCATCCGCTTAACCAAAAATGACGAATTTAGCTTAATCGACGAGCCGGTGCGCTATGCAGAAATTGAAGAATGGTGCGAAGAAAACCTGCTCCCGGTGTTACAAACCTTACCGAACGGACAACGCAGTTACATCGGCGAGGACTTTGCGCGTAGCGGTGACTTGTCGGTGATTTGTGTAGGACAGGAACAGCCCGATTTAACGCTAAAAGAAGTGTTGGTACTGGAAATGTCCAAGGTGCCATTTAAGCAACAGGAACAAATTTACTATTACATCGGCGACCGCCTACCGCGCTTATCCAAAGCGGCCAATGATGGACGCGGTAACGGTCAGTTTTTATCCGAGGCGGCATTTGACCGTTACGGGCAAGTCGTTGAATCGGTGATGTTAAGCGAATCCTGGTACGCCCAGCACGCGCCACCGTTTAAAGCCGCACTCGAAGACGGCACCTTTCACGGTATCCCACGCCACGCGGATATGCTCGACGATTTACGCGCATTCCAGGTCATTAAAGGCACACCGCGAATCCCCGACAAACGCACCACGGGCACCAGTGGCACGCAACGCCACGGTGACGCAGGCATAGCTAAACTCTTGCTATATTACGCCTATCGCACTGACGAGGGCTTTGAAATTGACTTTAAAGCAGGCAAACGGCGCGATACAGCGGATTTATTCGGCACAAGTGCGGGATTTTCCGCGCATGGATTTGGTACGGTGCGCGGACACAATAATTTTAGAGGATATTAATTATGGGCATTAAAGATTGGTTTAAAAGTAAAAACAAAAAACCGGAAACCAACCGCGCTATCGCAAGCACCGGCGACGGGCAGGACATCACCAAAGCCTACATGGGCGAGCTGGCACAGCCCGAAGATGGCGTGCTCCGTGGACGCGGCAACGGCGACCTGTCGCTTTACGAGAAAGTGTTAAGCGATGAGGAAGTCAAACGCACCTTTACCCAACGCCAAGACGCGCTAGTCTCCCGCGAATGGACGGTAGAGCCGGCAAGCGATGAACCGCAGGACGTTGAAGCGGCTGATTTTATCCGTAACTGGGTCGCAGAAATCGGCTTTGACCGCATTACCAAACTGATGCACTACGGTATTTTTTACGGCTACGCCGTAGCGGAGCTGGTGTATCGTGTCAATGATGACGGCAAATACGTGGCCGATGTGAAAGTGCGCAACCGTCGCCGCTTTCGCTTCACACCGAAAGGCGAATTGCGCCTACTTACCCGCGCTAATCAAACCACGGGTATCGAGTGCCCGGCACCGTATTTTTGGAGTTTTTGTACCGGTGCCGACCACGACGATGAGCCGTACGGTATTGGTCTTGCGCACTGGTTGTATTGGTTGAGCTTTTTTAAACGTAACGGCGTCAAATTTTGGCTGATCTTTTTAGAAAAATTTGGCATGCCTACGGTGCTTGGACGCTATGGCAAAAATGCCAGTGAGGCTGACCAGAAACGCTTATTGGAAGCAGTCGAATCTATCCAATCCGACAGCGGCATTGTTATGCCGTTAGATATGCCTATTGAGCTGTTAAGCCAAGGGCGCACCGGTAACGGATCTTACAAAGAGCTATTTGATACCATGAACGAAGGGATCCAACGTGTCGTCTTGGGGCAAACCTCCTCGTCAGGCGGTACCGCAGGGCGTTTGGGTAATGACGACTTGCAAGAAAAAGTGTTGGAATCCATCATCAAGGCAGACTCTGATGTCATCTGCGAATCCTTTAACCGCGGCCCGGTGACCTGGCTAACTGAAATGAATTTTGCTAATGCTCGCCCACCACGCGTGTTTAGAGTGTTTGATGAGGCGGAAGATTTAAAAGAAAAAGCTAATCGTGACAAGATTATATTTGAAACTACCGGCTATCGTCCGACTTTGGGGCAAATCCAAGCGTCTTACGGTGGCGAATGGGAAAAGGCAGAATCCCCGAATAATGATGACCCGGCACCAAAAGAACCTGCTAAGAAAACGGCAGATTTTGCGGGCGAAACGGAAAAAGACATCCCGGGTCACATGGTTGATCAGCTCGACAATAATCTTGCACCGGTGATTGATAACTGGGTGAGCCAAGTGCGGGCGTTAGCCGAGCGCGCGGAATCTTTAGAGCAACTGCGCGATGAGCTGTTAACCTTGATGCCGGATATGAGCCTGGAGCAATACACGGCCGCTATGGCGCTAGCACTCAACGCGGCGAATTTAAGCGGGCGCGAAGCGGCGGCAAGCGAGGCAAGTAATGAATAAAGCAACTTACGGGAGCGTGCCGTTTAACGAGCAAATTGAGTTCTATAAGCGCAAAATCCCGACACCTACCGCCACATGGACGGACATTTACAACGCCGAGCATGATTACGCGGCGGTGGTTGCAGGCGCCAATCGCCGTGAAATCATTGAAGACTTTGCCGCCGCCATTAACGACTTTATCGCTAACGGCAAAACGTTAGAGGATTTTAGAAAGGATTTTGACAATATCGTTGCCAAATACGGGTGGGACTATCACGGTGGGCGCAACTGGCGCAGCCGAGTAATCTACGAAACCAACCTGCGCTCAAGCTATCAGGCGGGCAGGTACGCCCAACTGCAAGAGCTTAAAGATGTGATGCCCTATTGGGAGTACGTCCACAGTGACGCCGTCAGCCACCCGCGCATTGAGCATATGCACTGGGATGGGTTGATTTTGCGCCACGATGATCCGTGGTGGCAAACGCATTTCCCAATTAACGCTTGGGGCTGTCAATGCACCGTGATTGGGCGTAGTCAAGCCTACATGGACCGCAACGGACTTAAAGTGGATAAGGCACCAAAAATTGAGTGGGAGGAGCGCATTGTTGGTGCCCGTGGATTGAATCCGCGTATTGTTAAAGTGCCGAAAGGTATCGACCCCGGCTTTGAGCATATTCCCGGCGCGTCACGCTTAACCAGCCAAACCCCGCCGCCGTTAGACGACGGCGGACAACCGCGCCGTGTAGCATTTTATCCGCACCGTAGTGATACCCCAATTCCAATGCCGACACCGCGTAAAGTGTCATCGAATCTATTGTTACCTGAAGGCAAGGAAGATGGGTTTTATATCAACGCATTTTTATCTGAGTTTGGTGCCACCGCAGGAAAACCCGCGATATTTAAAGACGTGCTGGGTGAAAGCCTTGTAATTAGTGATGCCCTGTTTACCTCGCGCAGCGGTCACTCAAAACTTAAAAAACGCGGTCGTGAAGTGTATTTGAAGATTTTGGCATTAGCGTTGAAAACGCCTGACGAAATCTGGACGCGTGCCGAGTATCATCACCACTTGAATTTAACCACCGTACGCCGTCGCTATATTGCTCGTTTTGAGTTAGACGACAGCGGACACAATGTGCCGGCATTGGCGGTGTTTGATGTGGGCAGTGACGGTTGGGATGGCGTGACCATATTTGCGCCGGAAAAGGACGAGTATTTAGAGCAGGTGCGAACCGGTGTGATGTTGTATTACCGGGACGACGAAGACTAAAAAACTCACCCGCCGCCACAAGTGAGTCTCGCCGGGTGTGGGATTGGAGGTCCTGGCGGGGACTGCCCACCCGATGCGCTAAAATCAATATAGGACAAAATATGACCGCAGTCAACATCGAATTAGATATTAATGAGCTCACCCGTGTGCTGGATAAAGCGGTGGCGCGTTTAAGTCGCCCCAAGTTGATGTTTGCCGAAATGGGCGAAGAGTTATTAGCGATCCATTTTGCCCGGTTTGTCGCACAAAAAGCCCCTGACGGTACGCCGTGGACGCCGCTTAAAGATTGGTATCGCGAGAGCAAAAAGAAAAACGCCGACAAAATTTTAACCCTCGACGGGCATTTAAGTGGTACACTGCGCTACCAGGCAAGCGATACTGGCGTGGTGTTTGGCTCTGACCGCCCTTATGCGGCAATCCACCAATTCGGCGGAACGATCACCGCAAAAAATGCCAAAGCGTTAAACGTACACGGACGCCGGGTGAAAAGCGTGACGATTCCTGCCCGCCCATGGCTTGGATTATCCATCGATGATGAGCAACGATTGCTTGATATTGCCCGCAAACACCTAAAAAACGATTTTAACGCGTAAAACGCGCGTACAGGCGTTTTAAACGAAAAAACGATAAACTATACCCCGAATTAGTTTTGGCGTGTTTATAAACGTTTATAAACACGCTAGAAACGATAATCCCCCTCTAAATAATCCTGCATTTGCAAAATTACCCCGTTTAATAATTCCAAACGCGGAAAAAATACAAAATTTCGCCCCCTCGGCATACTGTGTCTATAAAACACACATCCGAGGTTATTTATCTGTGAAACTCACCAAAATGGAAATTATGCGCGTCGGCACCCATACCGCAATGGACGGGCGCGAAATTAGCTTTTCGCAAGCTGATTTAAATGATTTAAGTGCACAATACGATCCAAAACTTTTCGAATCTCCGATTGTTATCGGTCACCCCAATCTCACCGCTCCGGCTTACGGCTGGGTGAAACAGACCAGTGTGGAGGACGGCATACTTTACGCCCACGTGGGACAAGTTGACGCAGCCTTCGCCGAGGCGGTGAATGCCGGACGCTACAAAAAGCGCAGTGCATCCATTTTCTTGCCGGAGACCCCTGGCAACCCTAAACCCGGTCATCATTATTTACGTCATGTAGGCTTTTTAGGCGCAGTGCCGCCCGCTGTTAAAGGCTTGGCAGACGTGAACTTTGCGCAAAGCGAAGGCGGCGACAATGCGTTTGCCGACTTTGCCTTTGACGAATCCGACTCTGCTAACCCATCAACACAGGAGAAAACCATGACAGAAGCAGAACAAAAAGCCGCGATTGAAGCCGCCGCCGCAAAATTGGCAGCCGATGAAGTGGCGAAAAAAGAAGCCGACTTTGCCGCTCGTGAAGCCGCCATTGCTGAACGTGAAGACAAAGTCAAAGCCGCTGAGAACGAAAAGGCCAAAGCGGAAGCGGAAAGACAGAAAAAAGAAGCCACTGATTTTGCCGATAGCTTAGTGAAAGCGGGCAAAGTATTGCCGGCACACAAAGCGGCGTTGGTTGAAGTGATGGTGCAACTAGGTAACGCGCCGGTGTCATTTTCCGACGGCTCACAAACCGTCTCTAAATCGTCCATCGACGTATTAAAAGACGTGCTCAACGCTAAACCGGTGGACTTTTCGGAAAAATCCGGTGAGCCGGGCGAAAAAGACAAAGACGCGGTGGACTTTGCCGACGGTGCGTCTATCGCCAAAGCGGCCACCGCATATCAAGCGGAACAAGCGAAAGCGGGCGTTGAAATCTCAATGACCGATGCCGTTAATCACATCATGAAAGGAGCACAAAAATGAGCAACACCCCTGAGTTAATCACCGCCTACGTTACTGAAGGCAAAATCGAAGGTTATCACATTGTTGCCTTTGGCGAAGACAAAAACGGTGCAAAACAAGCTACCGCCACCACCGATAAGTTAATCGGTATTTCCACTCGCGTGCCGAAAGACCCGGGCGAACATGTGGATGTAGTGCGTAGCGGTTTGTATCCGGTGATGTACGGCGCCGACATTAAACGTGGCGACCCATTAACTACCGATGCGCAAGGTCGAGCAGTAAAAGCCACCGCCAAACAAGCCTATATTGGCTTTGCCGAAGAAGACGGCGCGGAAGGTGATTTAGGCTCCTTGTTTATCACCCCGGGTTTTGCCGCTGAATAACCCGTTCATCAAAATTAAGCAAAACTGTAATTAAATTTCATCTATTGAAAAGGATTAAAAATGAGTAAAGCAAATTTTCCGGTTAATCCGGTTTTAACCGCCATTGCGATTGCTTACCGCAACCGCCGCATGATTGCCGATGATGTACTACCTCGTACCGATGTAGGCAAGCAAGAATTTAAATATTTGCAACATGATTTAGGCGAAGGTTTTACCGTGCCAAAAACCATTGTCGGCCGTACCTCACGCCCGAACCAAGTGGAATTTAGCGCTACCGAATTAACCGCCTCCACCGAAGACCACGCATTAGATGCACCGGTGCCAGTCGTTGATGCGAAAAACGCCCCGGCAAATTACGACCCTGACGGTCGTGCCGTAGAGCAAACCATTAATTTGATTGAGCTGGCGCGCGAAATCCGCACCGCAGGCTTGGTGTTTAACGAAAAATCGTATGTCAACGGCAATGTCAAAACCTTGTCCGGTAACGACCAGTGGACACATGATGATTCCGATCCAATCCGTCAACTGTTGGATGCATTGGATGCGCCAATTATGCGACCAAACATCATGGTTTTAGGGCAAAAAGCGGCGACTGCGTTACGTACCAACAAGAAAATCATCAAAGCGTATAACGGTACGTTGGGTGATTCCGGCTTAGTGCCTTTAGAGTTTTTGCGAGAGTTGTTTGAGCTCGACCAAATCTTAGTTGGTCAGACGTTGGTTAATACCGTGAATCAGGCTAAAAAGCCGGTATTGGCGAACGCTTGGGGTGGTCACTGCTCATTGATTTATCGTGATGTATTAGCCGACACCCAACACGGCACTACCTTTGGCTTGACCGCCCAATTTGGTACCCGCGAAGTGCGCACCATCTTTGACAACGACATCGGCTACCGTGGCGGCAATCGTCACCGCGTTGGCGAGTCCGTCAAGGAGTTGATCACCGCGAAGGATTTAGGCTTTTTCTTAAAAAACGTTATCGCGTAAGGTCGCCGCATGTATATCACACTGCAACAACTCTACGAAAAGCCGGGCATTATGGAGCTCTCTCAAGTCACAGCGCAGGTTGGGCAACCGCCTGCTGACTGGCGAATCTGGGGCAAAATTTTGGACGGTGAAGACATCGCTAACTTTTCACCCGCTGATGTTGAGCGGGTGAATCAAGCGATTAAACGTATCGAAGAGGTGATTGAGGATTCGAGTGCGTTAATCGACGGCTATTTGCGCCAACGCGGCTATAAGCTGCCGTTTAAGCAAACACCGCGCATTTTAACCACGTGGGCGCGCAGTCTGGTCCGTTACTACCTGCACCAGCACTTGCCGGCAAAAGAAGCGGATAACCCGATTGTGCGCGACTACCGCGATACGCTCAAATTGTTGCAGTTGGTTGCGGAAGGTAAGTTTTCACTTGGCTTTGAGGACGAGCTCGTGCCCGCCTCCGGCTACCCGAAATTTACCAAACGTGACCGAGTGTTTACCGCTGAAACCCTGAAGGATTACTAATGCAATACGGACCGTTTGACATTAAACATGTTATTGAGCAGCTAAAGCCGCTCCAGCCGGACTACATCCACACGTTGGGATCTACCGCCGAATATCGCTCTATCAGTGATGTGAGTTTGGCGGGCTTGGCAACGCCTGCGGTGTTTGTCGTGCCAAACGGTGAGGTGGGAACGCTCAATGATGTGGCGATACGTCAAATGGTCACCGTGAGCTTTTCGGTCATCGTGATTGTGCAGTCGTATCAGTACAACGTCGAAACGCCGCATTTGAGCGTAAGCAATCCGGTTATCGGCAAAATCCGCGAGCAGTTAATGGGTTGGCGTCCACCGGTGCCGGGTGCAAAAGAAACCTTTTTTGTACGTGGCGACATTGTGGATTACACCAACTCTTATCTCGTTTGGATGGAGACCTACCAAACCAAAATCATCATAGGGAGAAACCGATGAAGCAAATTAAATTAAACCAACCGCATGTCCACGCCGGCATTAGCTATGCCACAGGTGATGTGATTGAGGTAACAGACGCTGACGCGGCGTATCTCATCCTTCATCAAATCGGCGTGAGCGGAAAAAGTGCGGTGAAAAAATCGGATGAATCTGATGAGCAAGTGGCCTCAGAACAGTCCGCTCAATCCGAACAACAGCCAGGCGACAACGCCGAAAATCCGCCGTCTGCCGACGGTGAAACCGAAAATCAAAATCAAGGAGAACAATAATGGCACACGTTGAAACGTATTCTTACGGCCAAGGAAAACTCTATCTTGCCGTGCGTGACGCGATGGGCAATATCGGCGCGCAACGCTGGGTGGGTGATGTGTCTGAACTATCTATCTCATTGAGCGTGGACAGTTTTGAACACACCGAATCTTATTCAGGAACCCGTCAAAAGGTGCGTAAAATTACTACTGGAAAATCAGGTGAAGTATCTGCCAAATTTCATGAATTGAGCATTGAAAACCTTTCGTTGACCCTGCTTGGTACTGCGGCCAAAAAAGAAGCAGCAAGTGTTACCGGTGAAAAATTGCCTACCGTAATTAAAACCGGAGATCGTATTGCGTTAGCCAACCCTGATGTGAGTGAGGTAAAAATCGGAAGCCTGGTCGAAAACACAGATTATAAAGTGGACGCTATTTTCGGGGCCGTGGAGTTTTTAAAGGACATCCCGAACAACACCGACACTGTGGCGTATAAGCATGGTGCAAGTGAAAGCGTCGCAATGCTGACGGAAAATTCGAAAGATTTGTTCTTGCGATTTGAAGGTCTGAACTTAGCCGAGCTTAACGAATGGACCGTGGTTGAGCTTTACAAAGTTAACTTTAGTCCGACCGATGCGCTGTCATTGATTAACAATGACAACTCGTTAGACGCGCTAACAACTAAAGCCACTGTGCTCGCCGACACCACCAAAGTGGGTGATGCTGCACTAGGTCGTTTTGGTCGCGTGATTAAAATCCGCAAATAAACCCACCACTCCCCGGGATAATGCCCGGGGAGCTCTCCAAGCAAAATATAAGAGCAATAAAAATGGAAAACCAAGCCACCTCCGAACTTGACATCCTCTATCCTAATCGTGGCATCACCGTGGGCGGCGAAACCGTCACCGTGAAAGAATACACGCTTATCCAGCAAATGCAGCATAACGCCAAATTGGCGGCGTTTATCGCAACCTTGCGCAATCAGTTATCCAGTGTTGATAAGCCCGAAAATGCGCGGTGGGATGAAATCATGCAAGCGCTTGCCGACAACTACGAAGCCATTATTGAGCTGGTTGCCGTATCCATTAACAAGCCTGTGGCATTTGTCGCTAATTTAAACGCCCAAGAAGGCGAAGATTTGATGTTGTTGTGGTGGGCGGTCAACAGTAATTTTTTTACCCGCAAAGCGGTGCAACCGCTAGTCGAGCAAATAGCACAGACCAATGCGCGCCGCCTGATTGGGGCGAAATCATAGAGCACTTGGTGGCGAACGGTCACCAATTTAACGAGCTGGGGCAATACACTGCCCGGCAACTCATCCTATTTTACGAAAAATCCATGCTCCGCGCCCGCCGTGAGCGCGCCGCACGAGCGATAGATTGCGCCGTAGGATTTAGCGGTGGCAAAGATTTAACCAATTATATTAATGACCTGACCGCATAAAGTGCGGTCAATTTTTAAGGTGAATTTATGGCAGCAGATACCTTAACGCTTGCAATGCGCATTAAAGCCGATGTGGATGCGGCGGTGCGCAATTTTAAGCAGTTTAAAACCGAGATTACCGGCGTTGGCACGGCAAGTGATCGCTTGAGCGCGCAAGGTAAAGCGGGTGCGCAAGGTTTAAGCGTGCTAGATACTGTCACCGGGCAACTTAACAACAAGCTAAAACAAACCAAAGCGGAATTAAACGGTGTCAGTCAACAATTAAACGGGTTTAAGTCCCAATTGTTAGGGTTTACCGCTATTGCCGGTGTATCTCTTGGCGCTAAAAGTATCTTGCTTGATGCCGATGCTATGACTAGCTATCAGGCGCGCATTAAACTTGTCTCTCGCACAAACAACGAGGCAAAAGGCACATTTAGAGAGTTAATGGACATCTCTAACGAGACGGGCAATGCGTTTAAATCCACTGCGGAGCTTTATACTCGTGTTTACCGCGCTTTGGGTGATAAAGCCAACAGCGCGGAACTCCTCCAATTTACCCGCACATTGCAACAAATGGTGGTCGTCTCCGGGGCATTACCGGAAGAAGCTAAGTCCGCCATTATCCAGCTATCCCAGGGTTTAGCCTCCGGAACCTTGCGCGGCGAGGAATTTAACTCCGTTGCAGAACAAATGCCAATCCTACTCGATGTGCTACAAAAATCCCTCGGCAAGACCCGTGGCGAATTACGCAAAATGGCCGAAGATGGCGAGCTCACACCACAGATTATCTTAAGCGCCACAAAAGAAGCTGCCGCTGAAATTGAAAAACAATACGAATCCATGCCACTGACTATCGGTCGTGCTGGCGCACATTTTGGCAATGCTTGGACGGAATACCTAAACAAAACCGACAATGCTATCTCTTTAACCGCAACAGTGGCGGCCGCAATCAGTGGGCTTGCTAATAATCTAGATTTGTTTGGCAATGTTGCACTTGTGGTTGCCGCAGTGGCCGCGTCCCGCTTTGTCGCCGGTATGGTGCAAAGTGCGGTGGCTATGGCGCGCAATGCCGCGGTGACAGCAGCATCTAACAATGCATTAGTTGCGCGTGCCGCAATCGAGGTTAAAGCCGCACAAGCGTCGGTCGCCATGGCGGCGTCAACGGACAGGGCAACACTTGCCACAGAACGCCTGACACTGGCTAACCGCAATCTCGCAGTGGCCATGCGTGCCGCAACGTTTAGCGGACTGGGACAAAGTTTACTCGCGCTTGCAGGTGGCCCTATTGGTCTGGCTATCACTGCTATTTTTGGCCTTTATGCGGCGTATGAATACATCAAAGGTAAAGAGGCGGAGCTTGATGCGCAATACCAACAAACAGCCAACAGTATCCAATCCAACATCGAAAAAACCGAAGCGTTAATCCACGCACGCCAAGAACTCGGCGAAATCGGCGGATTTAGTGAGCGCGCAAGTCAAGTCGAAACCAACAACAAAGCCATCGAAGACGCCAAAAAAGAGCTGGACGAGCTGATTAAACGTCGCGATGAGTTACAGCAACGCATGATGAGCGACAGTTTCGGCGGATTTGTTGATTTGGACAAACTCAACGAAGCAAATGCGCGCATTAAAGTGCTGACGGCAACCACCGATGAATTATCTGAAAAAACGGGCGATCTTGCAGATATTAACCAAGCGCAACTCACTGCTGCCTTTAATGCGGCAATGGAAGCAGGCGGCGAATTTGCCGAGCGGTTAAAAAATCTCGGTGGCTTGGAGGCAGCGGAAACACAAGAAGAGCTCAAAAAAGCCATCAAATCCGCGGAAGAACAAATGCAATCCATGAGCGGCGAATTGACGCAAACCGAGAAAAAACTGCGTAATGAGCTGACGCAAGCGACGATGACGGCGACCGAGCAGCTCGAAAATATGAAGCAAGCCTTTATTGCGTTAAGCAAGCAAGCCGGCAATGCGGCAAGCGAAATGGATCCGTTTATCGCCCGCATTAACATGATGATTGACCTTAACAAACAAATTGAGCAGGCAAAACAAAACAAAAAAAATGAATCCTGGCTTGACCGTTTAAAAGACCGCGCCGCCACTGCCGGCATGGGCACCGCGCAGAAGATTATGTATGACGCGGAAAAAGAGGGTTTAAACGACGAGCAACGCAAACTCGCCGCACAATACGCCGCCAAAATCGAAGCAGGCGAAAACGCTAAGAAATCCGCCCGGTCATCAAAAACAAAATACGATGCGACGGACAAAAACCTTGCGCTTAACGTGCAGTATTTGCGCCTTACAGGTCAAGAGGTTAAGGCTAACTTAACCGACATTGAGGGCCGTTATAACAAGCTATTAGCCGAGTTTACCAAGCACTCCAATGTGGACGGGATTAATCTGATTAAAAAAATCTTGCCGTTGGAACAAGCAAAAGCCCAAGTTGACGGCGTGCAAAATGAAATCAATCGCTTGTATCAAAATCAAAGCTCGCAAGAGCAACGTATCCAAGCGCAGGTGCAGGTGGGCTTAATTAGCCACTTTGAGGGGCAACAACAGTTAAAAGCCTTATACGGCTCAACGGTCGCCGAGTTGGAAAAACAAATCCCCGTCCTTGAAAAACTCGCCCAAATGCCGGGCGCCCAGGGTGAAGCCGCTAAAAACTCTCTAGAGGGAATGAAAATCAAGATTGCCGAGCTTAAAAACGCAGGGAACGACCTTGAGAAGACCTTTAAAGAGGGTTTAACCGAGGGGCTACAAAGCTCAATCGTGGGCTTGGCAAAAGGCACGATGACACTGCGTGAGGCAGTGTTAAATCTCGCCAATACCATCATAAACGCAATGATTAATATTGCCGCACAACAGCTCGCTATGCAGGCGGCAAGCGCGACAAGCGGTTGGTGGGGTGCGATTGCTGGCGCATTTTCTAGTGGCACGGTGACGGCCGCGACAGGGGGTTATATCCGCGGCCCAGGCACAAGCACATCGGATTCCATCCCGGCTCGCCTATCCAATGGTGAGTTTGTGGTTAAGGCGGATTCTGTTGCGCACTACGGCGTGGGCTTTATGCACGCCATCAACCGCCGACAACTACGCTCATTTTCGCAAGGTGGGCCGGTGTCCGTGCCACCTGTGCCAAGCTACAGTGAGCCGGGGTTAAGTGACACCCTGCGCGACGGCCGCACGGGGGCGCAGGTGGTAGCATCACCGGTCAACATCCAACAGACACTCGCCGTTGACAGCGCGGAGTTATTTACCGCGGGGCTCAAGACCAATGCAGGCGTTAAGGCAGTAATCACTATGCTACGCGCCAACAAACAAACCGTAAAAGATATTTTAAATTAAGGGGTTATCACATGGCATATAAAACCGGCACCGCGCAAAATGAACGCGATTTGCTTGACATACTCAATAAGTTTTTAACCACCGAGCCGACGTTAGTTGCTAACGGGCAGGCGTGGACGGTGTTGTTTGACCGCACTTTGCCAGCCACGACAACAAAAAAAGAAATCCGCCAAATCGCCTGGAAATCCACAGGAACGGGGATTGAGCAGGATATTTATATTTGTGCCTCAACCGCCAACTTGGTTTCTGCCGACACATACAATATTAATTTTTGGGGTGGTACGTTTTACAACCAACAATTTGTCACCGAGACACAAATCCACAAAGGCTTAATTAACCCATCGCCGGGCGTTGCATTGTTTGCCGATAACCGACCGATTGAGTATCACATTGTTGCAGATGGTCGCTGTTGCAAGATTGTGACACGTATCTCGCAAGTATGCTCAAGTGCTTATCTTGGATTTATTTTGCCTACCGTGCCGCCAACCGAATATCCATACCCGCTTTGTATCGCCGGTAGTGCACCGCTAGTTGATGATAGTAATAATGGTGTTTTTATCCGCTATTCGCAATCTGATAATTTTCATTCATCTATTGTTAATCCGCTTTATGGCAATTGCTGGTTGATTACCCCTGACCAGACGTGGCGCGATTTTTACGGCGAGACATACAGAAACATCAATACCGACTCGACATATCAATTTATGTATCCGATGTGTAATTACTATTCATATAGCCATTATATGCAACCTCAAATTTTAAGTACGATGGGCGCTTCTCCCGGTGGGAGTTTTCCTCTGTTGCCGGTTGAGTTTTTAAGTTACCCGGGCTCTAGCCAAAAAAGAAATCGTTGGGGGGCGCTGGATGGTGTTTATTGGATTCCGGGTTTGCAACGCGCAGCTGGCGATAAGGTGACAATTGCCGAGGGGCGCTCTGGCGTGGTGTTTAACGGCGGATTCCGGGTTAAAACTAAGGATTATTTTGTGATTGAGACAACGGGAGCATAAAAATGGCATATCAGACGGGCACCGCGAAAACACTAAACGAGCTATTAACCAAACTTGCCGAGTTTGCGCAGACACAAAATTGGGTTATTGATAAGGCGGCAAACAATGAGCTCTATTTGCATAATGACGACGGATTTTGGTCTTGTTTTTTATATTCTGGCAATAATAACTTTTTTACGTATGTCAATACTGGATTTGACAAAAATAAGAGTGTAAGAGACCAACCGGGGTCGTCAAGAAGTAACTCGTTTACGTCCATTGAGACCGCAACCACTCAACTGCATAGAGGTGATTATGTGTCTTATGATTTTTTTGGTAGCCGTCAATATTTGCACGTTGTTGTGCAAATTGAGGCTGGCAAATTTCGTCATTTTGGGTTTGGTACGCTTGACAAAGAGGGGGATTATGTTGGAGGTCAGTACACATTTGGTACATTAATTACTAATGACGACGGGCACTACCAAAATTCATACCATTGCTATGGATTTTCCAATGGCAGAGACGGCAATCAGGCGGTGTTGCGCGCTGATGGCATAAGTGGAGACAAAAAAACACCTTGGTATTTTGCGCCGACAGATATTAGCGACTTTAAAAATCTAAATAATCAGAATTACGGTAAATATTTGCTGACGCTTGGACGCGCATCAATGTATGAAGATAACAAAACGTATCATCCGGATAGATTGCTTGTACATTTTAGTCAGTCAAAATTCGGCCAGACGCTAATCCCATGCCCGCACAGTTTGATTGCGCATGGGATTGACGGTGTGTTTCGCCGTTTGGGTATATTGCCGGACCGTTACGAGTGCACCATGGTTGGTATTCAGCCGCGCCAAATTTTAGAGATTGCCGGTGAGCGTTGGATGATTATCCCGAGCGCACAATACGACGAGCGCAATGCTAGATATATCGAGGAGGGTAAAAACAACTCCGGCATCCAAGGCGTGGCATATCGCATTGTTGAGTAGCAATTATGGCTAATATCACGGCATACAAAGCAAAAACAGGCAAGTCGGGCGCGATTAAAGATACCGGCTATCTTGATAGTCTCACAACTCATCGCGGGGATAACCAGCGCATTTTGGCGCGCCCGCGGAAGCTCATTCATGGTGCACTGACGGCAGGCGTGACGATTGATTTAACGCAATCCACTCGCGCTCATGTTGTGCCCAATTACTACACTGATTTATATAAACGGATTTTTGTCATCCCGCACACCGTCAATCTAGGCTCAATCTCAACCGACCAGACTTTTAAAGTGCAAGTTTGGAATGCCAATAAAAGTGCGGTCAAGTTGTTATCTATTTCCGTTGTTGGCGGTGAGGGCATAGAGCTTGTCGGCCCTACATCCGGCACATTTAACGCGCTAGCCCTTAAAAAATGGACGGTTAAAGTCGGCATGCAGGGCACCCCGGTGATTGATTGCGTCGTGACGTTTAACTTTTTAGGCAAAAGTCCTGTCACCTTACGCATTACCGGCTCGCGCTCAACCGATTGGTCGTTTGCGCCGGATTGGAGTGAGGATGTTACCGAAAATCTAGAGTGGCTCACCCGCGTGCATCAATCCGTGACCGCCGCAGAACAACGCATTGCGCGTCGATTGAGTCCGCGCCGCACCTTTGAGTTTAAAGTGAGTTTTACCGAAGTTGAGCGCCAACAATTTGAATCCGCGCTTTACGGCTACGGATCTCGCGTATGGTCACTGCCGATTTTTACTGATTGTGCAAGGCTGTTACAGCCCGTGCAACAAGGCGCAGTGGATTTGCCTATTAACACGGTGGGCTATGATTTTGCCGTAGGTGGGCGCGCAATTTTGATGACCGGAAGCAACAAGGAGATGGTTGAGATCACTGCGCTGGAGCCCAATAAAATCACGGTTAAGCGCCCTATTGTTGGCAATTACGATCAGTCCTTTACAGCCATTTATCCGTTGCGTTCTGCGGTGCTCACAGATATGCCACAAGTGCGCCGCTTAAGCGATAACGTGTCAACCGCACAAATCCGCTTGCAATTGCATGAGCATAATGCGTGGAGTGATGATGTTAACCATTTGCCGACCTATCGCAACCACTCGGTGTTAGAGCCGACATCTGAGTGGTCGGAAGACATCACCGCGCAATATGCGCGGCTGATTAAGACGCTGGATAACGAGACGGGCTTGCCGTACTACTTGGATACCGCAAACAAAGCCATGCAAATCACCGCCCACCGCTTTGTGGCAAGCGGGCGGGAAGAACAACGCAAGCTCCGCAATTTGTTTTATTACCTGCGCGGCCGTCAGCGCGCGATTTGGGTGGCAACCTCAAGCACAGACGTCACCCCTGTGGGCGATATTGTTGGTAAGACCTTAGATATTGCTTACATCAACTACACCGGCGCACTGCAAAAGCAAACAGGACGCCAAGATGTGCGCATTGAGTGCACCGGAGGACGGATTTTTTATCGTCGTATCCTGTCATCCGCAGTGATTAACTCGGCAACAGAGCGGCTCGCATTTGACGGCGACACGCTCAATATCAAACAAGCGGAGATTCTCAAAATCTCATATCTGACGCTTTCCCGGCTTGAGAGTGACACAGTAAGCTGGGTGCATCACACCGACGCAGACGGCGCGGCAACGGTGACGGTGAGCTTCCGCGGACTCCGCGATGAGCTTGAGCCGTAAAAACATCCACAAAAACGACCGCACTTTTAAAGAAGGTTTAAAGGATATTTAAAGATGAGTTATTTAAGTAAAACACATTCCGTCGCCGAGGGTCGCCCAATTGACTTGTATCAATTTGTGCGTGGCGAAAACGAGAAAATCTGGCGCTTTTGTAATGCGGACAAGGATTTAGAGATTAACGGCGAGAAATGGTTGGCAACGGCAATATCTGACTCCGGGCAAGGTGGCACAGGCGAGGTCAATGTTGTGTTACCTAGCAACAACCCTGTGGCCAAACTGTATCGTGGCATTGCACCAAGTCAACCGGTTAAAGCAACGATTATGCGACTTGACATTGAGGAGCGGGAGATCCGTGTTGTGTGGATTGGCACTATAACCGAGGTCAAACGCCCGGAAGCCGAAAAAACCGAATTAGTGACGGCAGGCTTGTCATCCACCATGGATTATGCCGGGTTACGCTTAACGTGGGGGCGTAACTGCCCGTACTCGCTCTATGATTACGACTGCAAAGTCAACCCCAAAAACTTTGTCGTGGCGGGGCTTGTAATACAGGCAATTAATGGCGTCAGTATAACAGTCGGCGTGCCCAAGGAGCTTCCGAGCGGTTGGTTTAATGCGGGATTTATTGAGTGGTTGGACGATGGCGTGCGTGATGTGCGCGCGGTTAAGACACACAGCAACAATGAGATTACATTAATGGGTGGCACTCACAAGCTTGCTGTTGGTATGACTATTAATGTTTATCCGGGGTGTGATGGTCGCGCGACAACATGTAAAAACAAGTTTAACAATATTTTAAATTTTGGCGGCATACCGCACATGCCAAACAAATCGCCGTATGACGGTTCACGGGTGTTTTAAGGGGTTTGAGTTATGTACACGCAGATTATTTGGGCTGTCGTCAAAGTCGTTGCAAGTATTGTCGTCAGCTATGCAATCAATCAAGCACTGGCGTCACGCAGTAGCAAAGCAGCCCCCGAGGCTGTGAGCTCCAATGATTGGGATTTCCCGCAGTCGGACGAGGGCACGCCGCAGTGTGTGATATTTGGGGATTGCTGGACCGAGGATTGGCAAGTTCTGTCGTACGGTAACTACCGTACGACCGAGATTAAAAAGGGGTAAACATGGATAAACTCATTATTACTATGCAAGACATGCGCCGCGTCGGCTATTGCGCATCAGGTGTTGAGGCGTTTTTTAATCGCGAGGGGTTGGATTTTAACGACTTTTTGCAAAACGGCATTGATTCTGCCACGTTTTTAGCAACGGGCAGTGTGTTGGCGCGTAAGTGCGTCAATGCCGCCATTGCCGCACATAAGGAGACAATGTAATGGGTGGCGGTGGTAAAGGCGGCGGCAAGGGTAGTAAGCCTGTTACGGTTGGTTATCGTTATTACTGGGATATTCATTCCGGCATTTGTCGCGGTCCTGTTGATGAGGTCGTTGAGGTGCGTTTTGACAACAAGACGGCATACAGCGCAATTGCGGGCGAGATTACAACGACAAAAGCGATTTATATCTTTAAGCCTGATTTATTCGGCGGTGACGACACGGGCGGCGAGGGCGGCATTGTTGGGCGCATGGAGATTCTGATGGGCGAGGCAGATCAGCTACCGTCTGTCGCATTGAGTAATCTGCTTAACGGCGTCCGCAATCCCGAGTGGGGACCAGTTATTACTTACGGCAAACGCCAATCCAAAGGTCGCGGGATTGTCGGCGGGTTTCTTGGTCCTGGCTTTGCGTACGGGACCAAGAAAAACAAGGGTTACGGCTGGGCTAGCGGTGACATGGTGACCGACAAAATCAACAGTTGGCTATTCCCGGATAAACACACCCAATTCAAGCGCTATATAGATCCCGCCATGAATAACTTCGCCGAAGTGCCAACAAAAAAAGACGATAATGCGATTATTCCAGGCTTTAGGGGCATTGTGACGTCATTTTTTAGCGGTATGGTTTCGGCTTTCTCGGCGTATCCAAAAAAACACAGTTATCGTTTACGCCGCACACATAATGGCTGGCGTGATGGCGTGGTGTGGTACCCGGAAAAATGCCGCATTATCTTACGCAATGATGTCGTCAAATTGCCAGGATTAACCGAGCAACAAGCCGCCAATGCGCGCCTTATATGCGCCATGAATCCTGCGCATATCCTTGTTGAGTGCGCAACCAATAAGAGCTGGGGCGGAAAAAAAGAACTGTCAGATTTGGATATTGAGAGCTACACAAAAGCGGCTAATACGCTGTTTAGTGAGGGGTTTGGGTTGTGCTTTAGATACAATCGCCAGAGCTCAATCAAAGAGTTTGTGCAACAGATTTTAGACCACATCGGCGGTGTTCAGTACGACAACCTTGAGACGGGCAAGCTTGCGCTCAAGTTAATCCGCCAGGACTACAACTCGGAGACTTTGCCGTTGTTTACGTATGATAACGGCATACTCAAAGTGCTGGATGATGACACGCCGAGCACCGATAACGCGGCAAATCAAGTGATTGTGACCTATCTTGACCCGGTGACAAACAAAACAGGACAAGCCACCGCCAACAATCTTGCAAGCATCCAAATGCACGGCGTTATCTCAAAAAATGTGGAGTACAAAGGGCTACCAACGTTTGACTTAGCCGCGCGCGTGGCTCAGCGGGATTTAGAGATGACATCAAGCGGCGTCATGCGATTAAAAATTGTATTTGATATGCGTGGCAGTGAGCTCAAACCGGGTGATGTGTTCCGGGTGCACTTGCCTGACCGTGGCATTGAGCAGACGATTATGCGCGTCGGTGCACTCAAAAACGGCACCGAGGGCGAGATTGTCGCGACCTGTTTTCAGGATGTATTTGGCTTGCCTGCAGCTAACTACTCTACTACGCAATCAGAGTCTTATTACACCCCACCAGATTACAGCGCTAAACCGATTACTGCGCATAAGTTATTTGAGGTGCCGTATTGCTTATATCCGCTCATATTGGATGAGGCTAATCTTGCATTAATTAAGCCGACAGATTGCTATATTGGCGCACTGGCTGCTAATCCTGGCGGATTGGCACTTGGATACAGTATGCAGGTAGATTCCGGTGCCGGATTTAATTTGATTGGGGATGAGTCATTTACGCCGAGTATATTGCTGTTGAGCGATATTACGCCGTATCAAACAACCATCAAATATAAGTTTGATGCAGACTTTGCCGATTTGAGCTCTGCCGAGGCACTCATGATTGATGATGAGATCGTTAAGATTGAGAGTGTGGACTATCAAAATAGCACGCTCACCATTGGGCGCGGTTGTGGCGATACCGTTCCGCAAGCACACAAAGCAGGTGCGCGCGGGTGGTGCTACATATTGAGTGCAGGCGGGGATTCGACAAAATATACCGTTAATGAGCAATTAAAGGTCAAGTTATTGACCCGCACCGCGCATGATGTTGAGGACGAGGATAAAGCCCAGGTGCTTACACTTACCACCCGTCAACGTCAAGCCCGCCCTTATCCACCTGGCAAAGTGCAAATTGATGGCGGCTACGGCAACACCATTAATGACAAATCCGCATTCAAACTCACTTGGGCGCACCGCGACCGTGATGTGCAGGCAGATAAGTTGATTCCACACACGGACGATAGCACCGTTTTGGGCAAGGATGTCAGCTACAAAGTGGATTTACTGGACGGCAACACCGTGGTGCGGTCTATTAATACCACCGCGACCGAGTTTGTTTACCCGGACGCCAAAAAGGTAGATGGTGAGCAATTTAGCCAAATAGCGCTTTATAGCGTCAAAAATGGCTTGCAGAGCTTGCATCGTTATCTGTTCCGCGTTGGCGGTGCAATGACATTGCTTCATAACTTTAATTATCAGGCGCGTTGGACGTCGGGCGATAACGTTTTTAATCGCTACAATGATGGCGATTTCGGCGGATTGGGTTATTTGATGTTAGGCGCTAGTTCGCCAGATTACGATATTTACAATGATTACACCGTGCCGGCGGGGCAATACGCCCGCTTTGTGCTGGATTATAAGATTTTGACGTATAAGCAACGTAGCGGCAAATGCAAGGTAATTGTGCAACTGCTCAACGGCACAAACGTGGTGCAATCATACGAGTCCGAGTTGATGGGCGACTGGCCAACAGAAGATTGGCATCCTCAACAAGTTTCCGGAGCGCTTCCGCCGGAGGTGACAACCATTAGATTTAAGATTGTGGCACAGCCTGGCATTAGTAGTAACGCGCTGACATTTAGAGATATTACTATCAGGGTTGGGGAGGAGTAGCTTTCAAACGTTTCAAAAAATGACTGCACTTTAAGATGAATTAATAATCAACAACCCCAAAATAAGGATTAAACAATGCAAGATAAAACAGTCACACTCCGCAACGGCAATACAGGCACCGTCGTCTATGAGAGCCAATTTGGCAAGCTATTAATTGTTGAGCATAACGGCGATGAATTACCGGCAGTGCATTGGCATAATGCGGATGGTTCGTTTTATGCGGATACGCAAAGCCCGCTTGATGTAGTTGACATTAACCAAGGATAGATACAATGCCAAACAAACAAACAAACAAACAAACAAACAAACAAACAAACAAACAAACAAACAAACAAACAAACAAACAAACAAACAAAGGAAGTAGTTATGTTTAAGCAAGCCCCATTACCGTTTGTCGGTCAAAAACGCATGTTTTTAAATCACTTTAAGGCGATTTTAAACGAGCAGATTCCGGGCGATGGTGAGGGCTGGACGATTATTGACACGTTCGGCGGCTCAGGCTTGCTTAGTCACACCGCAAAACAACTCAAACCCCGCGCCCGTGTGATTTATAACGACTTTGACGGATACGCTGAGCGCATTAAGCATATCGACGACATTAACCGCTTGCGTGCGCAAATTGCGGCGTTATTAGCGGGTATTCCGCGCGAAAAAAGCGTCACCGATAAAGCGCTAAAAGCGCAGATTATTGATACAATCAAAGCATTTGACGGCTACGTTGATTTAGCAAGTCTTGCAAGCTGGCTGTTGTTTTCAGGTAAACAAGTTGGATCGTTTGATGAGTTGTGTAAAAAGGATTTTTGGCATCGCGTGCGCGCGTCTGATTATCCTTCCGCAGACGGTTATCTTGATGGCGTAGAGGTTGTTTCGGAGTCGTTTCACACGCTACTGCCGCGCTTCACAGCCGACCCACAGGCGGTATTTGTCATCGACCCACCCTACCTATGCACTAAGCAAGAGAGTTACAAGCAGGCGCATTACTTTGATTTAATCGACTTCTTACGACTAATCAACATCACCCGCCCGCCGTATATCTTCTTCTCGTCAACTAAGAGCGAGTTTGTGCGGTTTATCGAGTACATGCAGCAAGATAAGGTGGATAACTGGCAGGCGTTCGATGGTGCGCAGCGGGTAGCAATTAAGACGGCTCTTAACTACCAAGGCGAGTACGAGGACAATATGGTGTACAAGTTCTGATGAATAATAGCAAGACAAAACCACTAAATTTTACGTAGCGTTATCTATAAAAAAGAGAGGATGATTTAAACCCTCTCTTTTTTTTGTAACTTCATTTCACTATATGTAATAAGTTTAAGTTTTATTTATTGCACAAAATGATGTAGATTTATCGCGCGCGGCATCATGATCACCAGTTACCACAGTTGTGCTTGAACCAGTCGAAGATTGACTACGTTCAAATTTCTCACCGGTCACTGTGATTTCGCCTAGTACCGTGGTCTGTTTACTTTCTTCGGCATGAATAGAAAAAGAATAGGCACTCATCAGGCAAAGGCTAATGAGGCTGAGTCGTGGGGATAACTTGTTCATGGGTTCTCCTAGGCTTCATTTTAGTTTAAAGTTTACACTTTTATCATTAATTGATTAATAATGTAAACCTAACACAATCACAATACGAAAGTAAATAAGAATTTTTCTCAAATTTGATGTTTGACAATTAAAGGCTTTCGGCTATGTTATTGCCTCTTAAGGAGCGGACCATGAAAAAAGATATTTTTTTGAAACAGGTTGCCACTGAACTGTTTTATCAACAAGGCTGGAGATTAACTTCTGTCGCAGAAATTTGTCGGGCAGCAGGGGTGAGTCGAGTGACGTTTTATAAATATTTCTCCACCAAGCAAGATTTAGTGAAATGTATTTTTGAAGAACAAAAAAATAATATGCGGTGGGAATTTGACAGACTGTTAGCCACGGAGGCAGATTTAACCACGGTGATTCAGCAAATTTTGACTATGCAGCAAGAATCCATGGCCACGTTGTATTCTGCCGCCGTATTACATGATTTAAATCATGATCAAGATGAAACCTTACAGGCTTTTTTTCGGCAAATGGCACAAGAAAAATATCACTATATGCACTATTTTTTCAGTACGTTACAAAAACGCAAAAGCGTACGTGATGATTTTCCTGTGATTTTAATTGATGTGTTGATTCAAAAAATGGATGAAATGATTCATTCTTCCGTCTTGCAACAGCATTATGTCGGCAAGGAACAACAGCTCTTTAAAGATGTGTTGCAGCTTTTTATGCATGGTATTGCCTATCAACAAAAAATGCAGCCTGACACCTTTAATTAA